GTAATGACAATACTGTTCGTAGGAGCAGTCAGCGGAATAAACATCTACTTCTATTCCCAGTACGGAATGAGTTTCCCATATGGGGCAGAGGAACATGCTGTCCTCTTCGGGATATCCACCATAGGTGGGATTATGATTCTAAAAGCCCTATTCGATATGATTCTCAATGATTGGATTGAGGAATTCTTGCTACAGAGGAGAATAGATGCTTATTGGGCTAGGAAGGCTAGGGAAGAGGAGAACAGAAAGAGAGTCAGGGACTCTTTCAGGCAGTTCCAACAGAACTGGAACCAGACAGTGGTTTCTCCACCTAACGTCTATGGTGACAGCAACCTTCCAAATCTGAACCCAAACACACCGGGTTCATTCTTAACCTTGGAAACAGAACAGTGAGGGAGTGATGTGAGTGGTCAGCGAAATCCTATTTGGAATGGATGAGTCAACTCTCGCATATGACTTACAAAGAGCGCACTCTGCTGATATCTGGTTTCTCAGGGCTAGGTTCTGGTTTTGGGGGTCAGTGGCATCTCTCACTAGTTTCGTCATAGGACAGGCATTTGCCATAGCAGGTGTGAATACTCTATCCATCGCATGGAATGGCTTTATGGATTTCTGGAATCATCTGTGGTGATATCTTGTCAGTGATGGCAGGATTCGCCATATTGATAGTCGAGGGACTTAACAAGATATACCAGAGAATACACGCAATCAACTTCGGGATATACGGAGCAAGCCAAGCAGGAAAGACAACATTGAATCACCAGTTGAGAACGAGAGGCGAGGTTCCTGATATTCGACATAGGACAGAGGGATTGCAACGCGCAACTAGAAAGTACGTCAAACTAGATGGTGATGCACACACGGTCAAGACCGCTGACTTAGGTGGGCAGACAGTCTACTGGCAAGAGTGGATTAAGGACATGAAAGAAAGGAAGGTCAAGTATGTCATATTTATGATTGACGACAGACACATGAACAAGCACTATGACATCGAACAGCAGTTGTGTTGGACATTCCTAGTTGATACGATATGCGAACCATACTGGCATCACAATGGGAAAAAGAAGAAGAAAAGAGAGGCAGACTACCCGATTGCAGTGTCCATATGGGCTAACAAATACGACCTATGGAAAGACAGGTATGACTACGATGGGCCAATAGAGGGACATCCGATATTCGCCGCATTCAGAGAGGGAATGCAGAAGTTGAACGACAAGGGAATACCCTGTCACAAGTACATAGTAAGTGCTAAATCCGACTCGGAGATGGTCTACAGAGGTGTCCTAACAATGATAAAGGACTACTAGAGGTGAAAGGGCATGAGTATGCAGTTTACACCACCTAGCCTCATCGGGGCTAACTCAACAAATGTAACGAATAAAGCATTCATGGACAAGGAAGATGCCGCAAGAGCGGCGGGTCCAGTGATGCAATACGAGTACAAAAACCACAAGCCGAAGAAACAATTGAAGGAGATAATGAAAGTCCTCAAACCAGAAACCAAAACCTTCCTGAAAGTTCCTTACAAGTTCAAGTACAACATAAAGGACAGATGCGTTGTTTGTGGAACTCACAAGGTTTGGGAAGCAGGTGACAACCTGAGACCACCACTACCATTGCACAAGGTACGCAAGGGATATCCAATGAGAGGAACATATTGCGAGAAACATGCCGCCATACACAGGCAATACGAGATGCTAGAGCAACAGATACTAGCAGAGGAACACGGACTCTCTTTCAGTGCATACATACCCAAGGCTCCTTCGATGCCAACAACATTGAATCCACTAGCGAGTGGACCGTTGACTAGTTTGAAAGCAACTGATATCGCTTCTTTGAGTTCATTAGGATGGACTATCAAACCACCAGCGTCTAATGAAGAGAGTAAAGAGGAGGAACTGTTTCGGCTAACTGTGGAATCAGACGCAGTTAATTCAAGAGTGAAAACATTATTGACTGAGGGTACTAAGGTTCCTGTAGTGGAGAGTGAGCAGTGATGGGATTATTCGGTACTAGCAACAGCACCTTGATGAACACGATGCAGAGCAATCAACAGTCTCAGTTCAAGACAATGAACAACTTGTTGACTCTACAAGAGAACCATGTAGAGGATTTCTTTCAGTATCACGGTGAGGCATTCCTAGCGGCATTGGCTCAACTAATCGAGGATACTGTACAGAAGGTATTGGGACAGATGCTTCCTGAGTTGAAGTTCACGACTGACAGTGCTGGTGTGATGAACATGCATTCCGATGCCACTTCCGCGTTTGGCACGATAACGGAGGCTAACATCAATCTAGACCTACAGACACTCCTTGCTTCTGCAATCAACTCAGAAGTGATAATGCAAAGGAGAATGGCAAAAGCACAGTATTTGGAATCTCAGGGTTTCGCTACGCCAGCAGGGGAGCAACAACAACTATCGATGGGAGGAGCGGGGATAAGCAACCCCGGAGGAGTAGACCCATCGATGATACAAGGTAACAACGCCGCAGTTGGGATGAACAATGCAATGATGCAACAGCAGATGGCATTCAACAACCAGTCGGGTTACCCAGTGCCACCTGCTGGATATGACAATATGAATAACCCATACTGGATTGACCCTGCAACAGGTCAGATGTCCTATACACCACCTGCAAGTGGTCTTGGTCTTGCTAATGCCGTAAGTAAGGGCATTGCTTGGGCTAAGTGGCTTGCATAGGTGAGGTGAATGGGCAGAATCTATCTGGATGAAGACGTAGGCGCAGATGGGCAGACGTTGATTCTAGATGCCAACAAGAACGCAGATTACCAGACTCTCATCGAAGAGAAGTTCTTTCGACAGATGTTAGCATATCCCTTCTCTTGGATAAGCAACAGGAAGTCAAACTCCAAACTGGATATGATACAAGGCCGAATGGGTGGGCTTCTGACATACACCCAAGAGGAGTTCGATAGAGAACCAGACAACGAGGGATACGAGTTTGATGAGAGAGACTTCAAGGACTATCAGAGAAAGTTCCTAGACACTATGGAGAAGCAGTTGATTGATGAGATAGTCAAGGATTTGAGGCGCGAGAACCTGCTTCCAAAAGACATCCTATCGGAGGACATACTTGCAAAGATGAAGGAGATGGGTTTCATCCTCTCTGATTTGGATAACAACAACAAACTCCAAAGAACGATGAAGGGGAAGAAGACCGCAGAGGGTTTCAGAGAGGGACTACCATTCGGTGCTATGGATGATGATACTACAGGTGGATTCATAGGAGCCTTCCTTGATTCTAGGCCAATACTGTATGAGGAGATAAAAGACCACATAAAAGTGAAAAAACCTAACCAAATCATATTCGATACCGAGAAGTACATCGAAAAGATATCCGTAGCGGAGGGCTATGGTAAGTTAGAGAAGGAAGATTCCAAACTAACCATTGCTGGCTCAAGAGGAAGAGAACTGGATAAAGAAGTTGAGATATTCAGCGTAGGTAAAACCAATGATGGTAGATACAGAATGGAAGGATTCGGTAAGACTAGGCTCATTGATGACATAGAAGAGACATGGGATGTCTATCGAAACCTACTTTCACTAGAGAACTTGGAGAAGTACATCGAGAAGGTCATCCTATCACAGAAGCAATCACCATTGAAGAACATCCTATTGTCTCTAGTAGAACCAGAGGACAGAATGCTTGAGGTAGGAAAACTGAACATATTCGTGGACAACCTTTCTGTGGGTAGAAATCAAAGCGTTGACTTCGGATTGACAGATGCCTTGACGAAAGAAACGTGGATGAAATGGCTAAGAAGAACAGAGGATAAAAAGGTAGAGGGAAATAAAGATGTCAAAATGGTTGGAAGTTTGATGAACCTTGCATTTGATTTGTTCGATGCAGATGTTAGTCCCGATGAGGCTAAGATAGATAATCATCCACTAATGACAAAGGTAAGAGAAAAGAAATTCCGAGGGGATACCAAAAAAGACTTACCAAAAAGAATTCTAGCAGATTTGACCGTTGAGCAGTTATATGATATTTGGGAATCAAATGGCAAACCCACATCTGCTGACCCGGATAAGGTAGATGACTTAGCCAACGCTCTATTGAGACAGGCTAGTGGACTAGATGTCATTGAAATAACTAGAGACAAAGAAGGTAGAAAGTTTCCAGTATTGGAATCAGGGAAGGGAAAAACGGGCATGGTTAGGCTAAGGGTCAATTTCAGACCCACTAAATTAGTAAGCGCGAAGGACTACGAAATCTACCAAGATAGGATAGATGCGGGAGGTAGAAGAATGCCGGAACCCAAAGAGCGTGATAGATTGGGAACGGAAACCAGAGCATTAGTGGGTAGGCGTTTAGGTGGTAGAAGGGGGCCAGTTACCGCTACTGAACTAGACAGAACACAAGCGCAGGATGTTGAGAAGGATTTCAAAAGCATAATGGAGTTGAAGTTGGGCTACAATAGATTGAAGGGACTGGTGGGCTAATGGGCAAGGTATCCTCCCCAAGTGATTTCACATCGATAAACCCGGACTATACCAACGGTAGGGGATACTACACAACACACACCGATGTATCCAATCTGTTGCAGATAAACTCATTCACATCATCCACCACACCTACGATAGCAGAGGTAGGCAAGATAATCAAGAGAGTCGAGGAGAAGGTTGATGACAAGACGAAGACATCCTACAGACCGACCATCTACAAGGATGAGTTCCATGCCTTTGAGGGATTCTCAAAGAGCGCATATCCACTCAGAAACTACAAGGATTACGTTGGGTTCGTGCAATTGTCATACCCGAAGGTGCAGAAGATTGTCCGACTAGAGGTTTGGCAAGGTAACAACTACAAGGACTTGGCATCGGCAACCGCCACGCTAGATGCACCAGAGACAGCAACCACAGGGGACTGGACTATCACCCTCACTGTAGGAATCCCAACCACGTACACATTCACACTGAGAAACCTAGCAGACAACTCAGTCAGGGACTTCTATGACAACTTCGGAGCCAAGACCACAGCCAGTCAGATTGTAGATGCCATCAACGAGGTATACCCGATGAAGACTGCCAAGTTCACTGGGGAGACAGAGGCGAAGTCGCTGAAGGACACCACGAACACAGTGAACATCTCTGACTTCTTCTATGCGACCACTGATAGTGAAAACAGTTCCAAGGTAGTCATATCCTCTCTGCTGATGGGAGAGGACGGGACTAATTGCACACTGTCCTCCACCTTTGGCACAGTGACCAACTTCACCGATAACCAAGACCAACGCAGACTAGGGGACTATTGGAGCATCGGTGACGAAGGAAAGATATTCTTCCATTCGGAATACCCGTACATAGAGAACAACGGCATACGTGTGACCTACCTAGCCGGAGAGGGGAGAGTACCTGCTACGATACACGATGCCGCTACCAAGTTAGTAGCCGCAGAGGTGATACGACATGATGACAACTCGATTCTGATTGCAGAGACCAACTCTAACATCGACTTGAAGACCAAACATGACATCCTGATAGAAGAAGCCAACAAGACCCTAGAGGGCAAGTCGAACATGGTGTACTTCATTGGGTGATACGATGCTAGGTTCCAACCCAACTAGGATACTACAAGAGATACTAGACAGGGAAAGAGAGAGGAACGAGTTGTTGAAGGACAGTGCCTATGCCGCTTTCGCCCTATCTGATGAGTCAGTGGTAGAAGAAGCACAGAAAGCATATCACGCTCGTATGTTGAAAGAGATACAAAAGGCGACAAAGGAGGTCTTGAAGGGTGGATGAGGTTACTTTCATCCTACGGTTGTTGAGTGACAACTGGTCATCTGCCGCATCTGCATTGATTTCAAGCGGTGATATAACATCCAACCACAATGAGACTCCGAACTTCATTGATGTGCGTTCCATTGCCCCTAACGAGGGAAGGAGGGTTGACATGGATTCCAAGTCCGTAATCATAGCATACGAGGACAGTGGAGCAACCGAGTACCCAACGATAGACTATGCAGTGAGGAACGAGGTATTCGGTTTCACATTGCACATCAGAACAATGCATAGAAGGGACTTCTCGGAGTTGACCTTCTCAAGAGACAGGTTACAGGCATTGTACAGAATAACAAGATATATCCTTGAAAATAACAGTTTGCAACCGAAAGTCTATGTAAATGGCAACAGTGGGAATGCCGTAGAGGATAGTGCGCAACTAATCAAATTACAGAGTCGAAGTGAAGCCAATGATAGGAACAAAAGGTTATTGGGCTACAAGTTAACAGTAGAAATGAAGAGGATGGCTATCAGCGTATAGGGAGAGAGATAAATGACGACAAGTACAGCACTCAGTCAACAAGTATGGGTAGGTGCAGGAGCATCTGCAACAATGATTCCTGAGATGGATATTTACCTGCACAATGCAACTTGTCAGGCTACTCCATTTACAGTTATAGACGATTTTGATTTGACTCTAGTTCCTGACCTATACGTGGGATGCCTGATAGAGATAATCAATACAACAAGCACTTCCTTCAATGGGACTGCTATGATTACTGCAAACACCGCTACGACAATCACAGTGGATAGAGCGGTTGGAGATGCTGACAATGATGTCATCCACGCTACCATCCTAGCATTCGGCGCACCAGTTCCAGCACCAACCATCAACATGAGAAAGGATACAGCAAGTGCTTCTGATACCTCTGCAAAGGCTTCATTGCTCGCAGATAATTGGTTAGGTCTAGTGAACACTGTCAGCCCACCAACCGTAGATGTTGAATTGGGACAGATTTCCCTTGCATTGGCTGGTAGGAACTACGGTTATCAATTCAAGAAGAACGAGACTGTAAGCGGTGGTTCTCTGGACTTGTCCTTGAGCAATGGCTCTTGGTTGTACTATGCTCTAGGCTCAATAGCAAATGTCTTGCACGACAGAACAACTGACAACCTTAGTGGTAGTAGCACTGTAGTTACTAATGCATCGGACAATTCCAGTTCTACTAACACCAAACTATTGAGAGCAGTTGGAGGGGCTACATACCCACCAGTGCAAGACGTAGCCGCAGGTGACTACTCAATTATGACTGGTTCTGATTTGCAGGACATAGGAACTGGTGTGTTCACATATGGATTCGGGGAGTCTGATGGAGATAGCCTTCCTTCCTTTGCCCTTGAGATAACCTATGAGAAAGACGGACTAAAGAGCGATGACTACTATGTTGGTTCAGAGGGGGATTCCAACGAAGCCACTGCTAGGCCATTCAAGGACATCTACTCAAGGATATTCACAGGTTGTCAAGTTAACACACTGACGTTGAACTTTGAGGAGGGTCAGGAAGTCAAGACCAATCTAGACCTCGTATCAAGAAGGGCATTCGATTCTCCTGTGGATTACGTTCCGAAGAGAAACGTGAGAACAGCAACCAGTCTATTCAACTACAGTGGTACAGACGATGACAATCAACCATACCTTTTCTCCGGTGGAACGATTGAGATATTCGGACAGACTGTTGCTAGGGTAAAGAGCGGTTCTTTCACCGTCAATAACAACATCGCTCCTCAGAGATTCATAGGAAACTACAGCAGACAAGTGACATCTGCGCACATACCCGGACAGAGAACCTATGAGGTTTCGATGAACTTGCTAGTGACGGACACAGATATTTGGGACAACCTGAGAGCGCAGGGTGAGAACACGACGGAAACGCTGACACTCAAGTTCCAGAAGTCTGCTAATGATGTCATACAAATTCAACTTGATGATTATCTGGTGCAATCACTGGATGTGCCTTTCCCCGAAGACAAGGGGCCAATCGAGTATGCCATGACCGTATCCGCTAGAAGTCTCAAAGAAGGAGTGTCATCCACTCCTACTGGAACGTATTACAAAGGGAAGTGGGTAATACAGAATAACGATTAGGAGGGATATCAAGAGTAACGATATCTCTCAAAAACATTCCACCAACACTGTTTGTTTGTTGGTTCGTGAAATAGGTGGAATAAAAAATGACAAATGTAGTAAATGATAAGAGTATGCTGTTCGCAAGAACAGAAACAGAATGCCATGAGTTGAGGGTTAGCCCTGACTCAGATGAAATAATGAAAGTGTGGGTGAAGGAACCTACTTGGCTTCAGGTCGAGAAGGCGATGTCCAAGTTGATGAGCCTGAATTCCAGAACCCAAGAGATGGAGATTGATATGAACAAACTCTACAAGTATCTGGTTACAGAGTTCGTAGAGAAGACAGAGCCTCCATTGGAGCCGTTAGACATGCTAAGGCTAAGTCCTTACATCGGCGCACAACTCAAAGAGGTTCTACCAAATCCGTTCCTAGATGCAGGTGATGATTTGGGAAAAGTAAACTGATTAAGAAAGCACTGAGAGGAGGAAAGGTAGAACCTGAAATAGCAATGAAGGTGATGCTTTACACATATTGTAGTATATTCAAGATAAACCCAATGGAGGCACAACACACACCGATAGAGCAGATGACGGAAATGATACAGATACATGGGGAGATAGAGAGTCTAAAGGCGGAGCAAATAGAGAAGGCTGTAAAAAGGTGAGTAAATGGCAGATGAGGAAAAGGTCATACGTTCGTTAGCAGACTCCAATAAAGAACTAACAGACAGTTATGAGCAACTTTCGAGTAGTCTCCTAAGAGCCGCTAGTACGTCTAAGGCTTGGACTTTCGTTAGCAGGATGACTTCCGGTAGTGGTTTCTGGAAAATACAAAACAAAATTCGTGCCATAGCAGATGCGTATGTTGTTATGGATGACAATATGAAGGAACAAATCAAAACTCAATCGGAAGCGGCTAAAACGATGGAGAAATTGAAAAAGGCTCAGGACAAACTACCGGAGTTCAACAAAGAAAAGTTTGGTCCACAAGGATTTAACCTTGATGAAGTTAAAGAATTACCTGAGTTTCAAAATCAATTAAAATTGTACACTGATGCATATGATGGTGACGAAGATGCGGCAACAGAGGCGTTGACAGGTGTGATGTTAGAACAATTAGATGCCAACAGAGAACTAATAGGGGGATTGGAAAATCAATTGATTGACCAAATAAGATATCAAAAGATGGGTCCGGGTGCTAAGTTTATATTCAGAGCAAGTAAAATGTTGAAATTAATCGGCACTGTTTTCAAAATGCTCTTGCGTTTCCTAATTAGCGCATCGATTGGTTTCACAATGCTCATTCTAGTGCTTCCGCTTGCTATTAAGGCGTTCAAGGCAATTGACAAGTACATTGACATGGAAGATATCAAAAAGGTTCTTCGTGGTGTTAAGAGGGTTATCACTGTAATTTTTGATGTCATAAAGGCCGCATTTAGTGGTGATTACAAGGAATTGCAAAGAGTTCTTGCTACCAAGATATTTTGGCCGATTACAACGTATCTAGCAGAAAGGCTGGTAAGCCTTGGTGGTAGAATAAAGGAAGCCGTTGGAAATCTAAAAGATAAGATAATTTCTGCTTTTATGACTTCAGGCCCAGTGCAATTATTCATAAGATTAGCAGATGCAATAATGAACTCTTCTTTGGTCAAGGGAGTCAAAGGAGTCAAGTCGTTCCTTGGGTTGTCTACGGGCGGTACGATAAACAGAGGCGGAATGGCTATCGTCGGTGAGAACGGACCAGAACTGGTGTCCTTACCCAGCGGAGCAACAGTACACTCAAACTCACAAAGCAAGGTAATGGGCAACACGATACACGTTCATGTGAATGGTAGGGTAGGTGCTAACGATGCAGAGATAAGGGACATCGCTCAGAAAGTAGCGAGGGAGATTGGACTGCAAATGAACAGAACGACAAGTGCGGTAGGTAGGTTCTGATGACAGGCGAGAACTTTGCTAACTTCCAAGTGTTCTTGGAACTACAGAGAAGAAACGATGAGGGATTGAATCAAGCAGGTCATGCGAATAGAATACCGCTGATGGTCGATTCGATTACGATAAACACATCAAAGACGGTGATGAACATGGGTGTTCCCTTCTCAGGAGCCGTAACTGGTGAGTCATTGAATCTAGCATTCGACACTGGTATGGCACAGAAGACCGTGAATCTAAGCGGGACGCTTCTAGGACAGAGAATAGTCAAGAAGAGGGATGGTGAAGCGGCAAAGGACATCAAGATGACATCGTTTGAACTGGCTCAACTGATTCACTCGTATGTGGACTCAAGCACATTCCAAGATGACCAAAGTCTGAACAAACTCATCATACTGATTCCAAGTAGAGTAGACCACAGTTTCTCCTATCGCTCTTCTGGTGATGAGACTGCTGATTTGCTTGACTTACCTAAGATACCATTCACATTCAAGAATCGAGGCTATGACAACCGATTCACCTCACAGGATTCCAACAGTGAGTTCTTCGCTCCATTCGTTGAGCAAGAGGATTCCATCGGACTCATGGGTTTCATCCGTTCCTTCAACACCACGATAACAGGGGCAGAGTTTCCAGCAGTTCAATTTACTCTCGACTTTGAGGAGGCGTTCGTTCTCGCTGAGAACTTCTTGGATGGGTGAACATGGTAAATGCGTATATCGAAGACTCGTACAAACTTGTCTTTCCATTGATGTGCAACGGATACCTCAACCTTGATTATGACAAGGCTGTGAATCATGCGACTGGTGCTGTTGAATCAAGCGGTGTTCTCGTCAACAACGGCAGTGGCATATCAAGCGGCACAACAACCACGATAGCAGTGGATACCGTTGATGCGACGACCAAGTTCTCAATCGAAGACAACGTGTTCGATGATACTGGTACTCTAGTTGGAGTCGTAAGTGCGGTTACAGCCACACAGATAACACTAGAGGCCAACAATGCAGTTGCATTGAACAACAACGAGAATCTCAAGAAGAATGTGACACCGACCTCATCCCTTAGAGATAGAAGCATCTGGTCTGACAATGCTGACATAGGCATAGCAAATGGCTTCGTGATAGAGGCCATAATTACCCCATACGATGTGAATGGAGCGGGTTCTAGGGCTTCAGGTAGGCATGGGGTGCTGGACTCCCAAAGAACGCCTCCATATCCAACAGATGCGATAACCGATAGAACCGTGTACGAGAGCGTAGACTACCTCGGTGCATCTGCTTATCTGACTCAGAAGATGATGCTGTTTCACAACCAGTATCTCAAGTTCTACTTGCAGAACACAACGAGCAGTTCATACAACCAACCTGCTGAGTACAAGATAAAGGCGGAGTTGAGTAATGCCGCTGGCACTACGAAGACAATAGAGAGTGGTACTGTCATTACTGCTGAGAGTTCATTACAGGGATACTATGACCCAACTGGATACTATAATGGGTTGACTACTAAACATCGTAGGATATCGGCATCTGCTAGTGGTAGCAACCCTAGTAACATTGTGACCATATCAGCATTCAACAA